CCGCGACAGGATTTATATCAAAATATACATGATATAAAAATTCTACCTTAGGCGATAATGCACTAAGGTTATCAGTAAACAACCTTGCGGCATGTTTATAATCTTTCATGTCGCCTTCGCTACCAAAGATACCGCCGACTACATTACCTAAAAATTTAGTTAACTTTCCCATACTATTATTTAGTCGTAAAAAAAGGCTGAAGATTTTTAGGTCTCCAGCCCTTTTATATTAGATGACTACTAATTTATTAACCTGTTGCTAAGGTTCTAATCGTTCTACCAATAGCAGTACCAATACCGTTAGGTTGTCCTGCACCGTTAGTTTGAACAGCATTATCATACTGTAACGACATTGTAATGTCAACTGGGTTTGAATCTGAATATGTTAACTGATTGTAGTTAATGTCTTGTACAAAACAACCAACTAATTCAAATGTCTCTAGTACATTTGGTGTATTAGCACCGTTACCACCGTCTAGGATTTCAATTCTAGTTTTGAATTTGTAATCAATTCCCGATGCCGCACTTGACTGCTCAAAGAAATCAAACTGCTTTTGAAGTTGCTGACCGCAACTCTTACTTACAGCATTGTTCACATCATCACGGATTGTAACTGTGATCGGTTGCCATGTATGTTTACCAGCATAGTAAATTTTTGAGTTGTACACGTCTAGTGCAATTGACTCAAAGTTTACATTTGGTCTGGTAACATCAATTACCTGTTTTGTTAGTTCAATATTAGGAGCACCTGCACCAAAGTTCTCTAAAGTAACACGGAAGCGATACTTTAGTTTTGGCATCAACAAGCCTTGCGAACTTGCTGATTGGTCACTCGCTAATGGAACTGTAAATTTGCTTAAACTTGAAATAGCCATCTAATTTGCTCCTTGTATATAGTTATTTATCCCCATTATTGATTGCCCAAAGTTGCAATTTCACCTGTGTTCTTTAAGCGTAATGGAATGTAGATAAACTCTACACTCTTAACAGGTTCAATTGCTACATCAACGTATAGTTCGTTGCGATCAATTCTTGCTGGAGTATTGTTTGTTTCGTCACACACAACTAGGAAGTCGTAGATTGCTCTTTGTCCTACTAATTCAAGTAGTAAACTTTCAGTTGCTTGTTTGATCTCATCACGTGTAATCTTATCGTTTGGTTCAAACATAAACGGCTTAGCAAGTAGTGTCATTTGACGTCTCATGTATGCAACTAAACGTGCAACATTGATTCTATCTAATGAACTTGCATTTCTTGCTCTTGTATATTGACCAAAGTTAACTAAACCACTACCAGTAATAAATGTTAATGGATTAATTTTAACTCCTGCCATTGTATCGCGAACACCGTCATTTAATGCTACTGCATTAAACTCACCTTCGCTGTCAATATAACCTACACTCGAAGCATTGCTAATGCCGCCACGTCTTGTACCTGCTGGTGCAAACCATGGAAACGATACAGCATCACTTACTGCAATAGTGCGTAGCATCATGTGACTCGGTGGAACAACAATGTTGTTACCAGTTACATCTGTTGTTAATCCTGATGGATAAAACATTGCCATGTATTCGTCATAACTTACTGCGCCATCTTCACCATCTGCTGAAGCACCTGCTGTGTTATTTCCCCAATTTTGTAAATCAGTAGCACTTGGTGTTAATCTAAATGGTGTATCTGCTACAACAAATCCTGTTAATCCTCTATCAACGTTTAGACTAATTAGATCTGATGTTAGTTCTGGGTATCCTGGAGCACTTAACAATGTAAAGTTACGTGTTTCTTCGTCACGTAGTAATTCGTTTACATTTACTGCACTCTTTAATGCCGCTACAATTGACTGACGCTGTGCATTTCTGCCAAACAATCCTGAACCGTCTTCTTTAGTTGTGTTCCAACCAATCCAGCGATTTGCTTTATAGTTTGTCATTGCTTCGTTAAGATAACGTGTATTTTTAGCAGTTGTATCAATGTGTCCTGCTACAAATTTCTTAACGTTAAATCCTGAACGTCTAGTGTTCCATAGTAACATACCTCTTGGATATAAATCTGGATCCGGAGCATCTGGATCAACATAATCGCTAATTAACAAATCGTTAATATTAGCGGCTGTGTCGCCGGAAGCACCTGACGAACCGTAACGTGCATCTGCAAACAAAATACCATCTTCTGTAGTTTGGTCAGTAACATCAACTGCTACCCATTCGTTTGCTGTGTTATCCCAACGATAAACTCTTGCACCGTATTCATCTAACTCAGCAGTCGAAACCCAAATATCACCTTCTGCAAGATCAGTACCGTCTGACTGTCCGCCAGTTTTTTCTGGTGCTGTTGCACTCACAATAGGACCAGCCGGGTCAGTTGCCATTGTAGCAAGTGCGCCGTTGTTTCCTAATGGTGAATAATTTCCATATCCAACCCACTTATTACCATCATGTACCATAATATCTACATCATTTAGTGTAGTGTTATACCATAATGTTCCGTCTGCTGGTGTACTTGTTGGTGCATTATCACTTGCTTCATAAACAAGTGGTTTCCAGTTTGAAAGTACATAAGTCTGGTCATTGTCTGCGCCTGCTGTATAGAAGTTAGCAGTACCCGACTCTACTCCTGCACTTGATCTTGACCATCCTGTAAATCCAGCGGATGTCATAATACCATTAGTATCATTAATTTTAATATCGCCGCCGTTAGTGTGTGCAATGTTTAAGTAACCGTTTGAAACAGTTGCAGTAACATTTGTAAATCCTGCCGCACTAATTGCTGTTGCAATATCTTCAACAGTAGTGCCACCAACATTAATTGTTTTAGCAGTTGCGTATAAACTGTCACCAGTTACTGTTTCAGCCATTGTAAATGTACCTGCGGTTACTGTTGGATTAGCGCCTTGCTCAATCCCAGTTGCAGTTGTAGGATTAGTAGTAACTCGTCTGTATAATTTAAAGTTTACTAGTTTCTCAACACCTGTTGTTGAATCGTCAACTGTTGATCTACCTGTGTAGTTTGCAAGTGCAAAAATTGTTCCTGCTGTGATATTCTTACCACCGCCTGTGTTATCAATTTCTTTAATTGCTTCTTCTCTTGTTCCGTAAATTGGAGCAACAGCAGTTGACCAAACGCCTAAACTATCATTCCATACTTGAACTTTTAAGTTAGCACCTAAGTTAGGTGTACTTGTTTTCATCCATACACTACCTGCAGGTCTAATAGCACTTCTTGAAGTTCCTGCAATAGTTACTGTGTCTGATGATTTCCACTGCGGAACATTTGAGTGTTTGCTAATTTGTACTGCTGGACTTGTGTAATACGTTCCAGTAATACCTGCATCTGCTTTTAATGTACTTCCTGCTAGATCGTTAATGATAATTGCGCCATCATCTGTTGTTCCGTCAGACTTAGAAGTACCATCTGTATAAATTTCTAAAACGCTAGTTGATGTAACTTTTGCACCAACACCGTCAATACTTGCACCGTTAATTGCGTTTGCAAAATCACTTACTGTTGTGCCTGAAATTGTAACACTTGTGCCGTTAATATCAACTCCTTGGCCGTTTCCTAACGTTGGATTAGATTCTGTTCCAATAATTGCTGGCCAACTTGCAGACCATGTGTCTGAAGTAAACGTTGCATCACCACTCGTTAGTGCCGCAATATTTGAACTTGTAGTAGAACCTACTTTAACCCAAACATTGTCTGCGTTTTTGTAGTAAACATCGTTTGATGTTCTTGCTGTAACTACAGCATAATCACCTTTTGATCCAACACTAGTTTTAGGATCTCCTGTAGCAGAGTCACCTACAAGTTGTGTAACAGAGTTAAGAACTAAAGGAATCTTGTTAGTAAACTTCTGTGTTGATCTGCTCCATTCAAAAATGCCGTATAAAGAATCATTTGTATCAAACCAATATGTTCCGTCTGCTGGTGAACCCGATGGTGCTGTTGAAGAACCAGTTAGTTCTCCTAAGTCAGCATCTGCTCTTACAACATATGTTCTGTTTGCAACACCTAAGAATGAATAAGCGGCTTGTAAACCATATTCATTAAGTTCATTACCATGTAATGGGTTATTGCTTGAATCTGTGTAAAACGTTGGACTACCAAATGTTTCTGATAATTCTCTTTGTGATGTAATAAGGTAAGGTGTTCCAGCATTGGCTTTTAATGTACCCTGTGCTGTTCCTGTTCCTGCGCCGTTTGGCTTATTAGCGGCTGTCGCTACAATAATTAGTGGTACTGTAGATGCCGCGGAAGGCGTGTAAAAACTTTCGTCAATAACGCTAACTTCTACTCCTGGTGATGTAAGTGCCATCTTGTTACTCCTTTAAATTAGTTCTTAAACATATTTAGCCATGATAACCAAAAATGCGGTATTATATATAGCGAAAAAGGTATGGAAAAGGGCGGGTAAATACAGTTATGAGCAGACCTTTATGTAAAACTTGTAAATCTAGACCTTGTGCAATAAACTATAAGAAGGGTCGTAAGACCTATTATAGATCAAAGTGCGAACAGTGTGTTCAAGGTAGAACACCTAGTACACCAATGTGGTATCAGTTAGGTTATAGGCAAAAAGACAAATGCGATAAGTGCGGCTTCACAAGTAATTATTCCGAACAGTTTGCAGTATATCATATAGACGGTAAACTAACAAATTGTAGGCATGCTAATCTTAAAACTGTTTGTGCTAATTGTCAGCGTGTATTACACAAAGAAGGATTTACTTGGAAACAAGGTGACTTAACACCCGATTTTTAAGAAACTCAACACTACCATTGTTTTCAATTACAGCGTCAAATTCTACGTTTGCCCACGCCCATTCTGATATATGAACCTCTGGGTATTTGTCTTCCATTTTGTGTGATACAACAATGCCTTTTGATTGTTTCTGTGCCGCTTTTTGACGCATTTCTGTTTGTGCTATTTCCCACCATTCGGGGTCATCACCTCGTTTAACACGCCATAGTTTACCGCCAATGGAACGAATCATTTCTGCTTCATTTTCAAAACGTACATCGGGTATAACAAAATCTGTTTCAGGATGTGCAAGTAATTGCTGTTTTACTAGGCTTACCCATATACCATCATAGAAGCCATTACGCATACAGTCTGTACCAAAAAGTTGTAGTACTAATCGGGGAGTTACAGGTTTACCTAGTTCTGTACTCCAGTAAGGATCTACTTTTTCACGCCAAGCACGTGAATCTTCTGTGTTTCCTTCTAGCATTTCTCGGTCCCAACCAAATACACTAGCAACACCGTCTTTAAGTTTATCTGCAAATGATATTTTTGTAAAGCCTCTTTGCTCTACCAAGAAGTCTGCAACGGTGCCTTTACCTGAGCCAATAAGTCCACAAATACCAATTATCATAAAAGATCCTTTATTAAAAGTATCCTTAAATTGTATAGTCATTAATGCGGAAAGTCAAGTAAAATTTAGCCAATAACAAACGATAATGGTTTAGATCCATCAACGTAGTTTGCTAAATCCATTTCCAGTTTCTCCATTTCGGCTTGGGCATCTGCTTTAAGTGCATCACCGTTTAGTGAAGTTCCGCCCTGTGGTGTAGAAATTGTAGCGAATTTTGAACGTGCTTCGCCTAGCATATATTTGCACACTGCGAGTGTGTAATCTTTTAACCATTGTCCTG